TGATTGTGATTGGTCAATGAACGGTGCTCTATCAGCTGCCATATCAATTAATTCTCTTTGAGATATCTCCCAAATTGTTTTATACTTTGGAATTAAATGTTCTACTCTCTTAACTTTCTTTTTATAATTTTTATCTTCAGGGTCAAGATAGTTATTAAAATTAATATTTTGAATTGAGCCTTCGTTCATAATAATTTCATTTTTTAAGTCTTCTCCCCAAATACCTAATTTCTCAAAATCGTTGATTAAGTATTTATTAACTATTAAAATTTCACCACCAACAACTCTACGATTAAATAATGCTGAATGAGCTGGTTCTGTCATTTCAAATGAACCGGTAATTTTAGCTGAAGATGCGACAGGCATCTGAGCGGTAAATAACGAATTACAAACACCATATTTAGACACTTCTAATTTAAGTGAATCCCAATCCCACATTTTTCCTAAACCTTCATAATCTAACCCCCACATATCAAATTGGAAGACACTTTTGGACATTGGAGAACCTTCAAAAAATTGGTAAGGTTTATATTCACCTGATTTACATAACTCCATACTAGAAGTAATCGCCGCAAAATAGATAGTTTCAAATATATCTTTATTTAACTTTTTTGATTCTTCAGATGTGAAAATATAATCCATTAAGAAGAATACATCCGCAAGTCCTTGTGTTCCAATAGCTATCGCTCTTTGTTCTAACCCACCTTTTCTACCTTGTTCAGTAGAATAACTATTAATGTCAATAACCTTGTTAAGGGCTCTCACCACTTTTTTAACTTCACTATACAACCAATTAAAATCAAATTTACCATTAACAATAAAATTCTTTAATACCATTGATGATAAGGTACAAATTGCTGTCGTACTCTCATCCGTATATTGGTAAATTTCATTACATAGGTTAGATTGTTTAATCACCCCAATGTTTTGATGGTTAGTTTTTCTATTCGCACTATCTTTAGAACATAAATAAGGAACACCAGTCTCAACTTGAGATTCAATGATTTTATTCCAAATATTTTGAGCTTTTACTTTTTTACCGAGACCTAACTCAACCGCTCTACCATAGTTATCTTCATATTCATCACCATAACATTCTTGTAATGGTTTAATACCCGCCTTAACAATGTCATTAGGACAAAACAAATACCAATCAGAATTGTTTTTAACAGCATTCATAAAATTATCCGGTAACCATATTGATGTGAATAAATCTTTAGCTCTTAATTCTTCGGACCCAGTGTTTTTCTTAATTTCAAGTAAATCAATAATGTCTTTATGCCAAGGTTCTATATATATCGCAGCGCTTCCAGGTCTTCTACCTTGTTGATTAAAGAAACGAAGAGATTCATTAACAATTTTAAGATATTTTAACAATCCACCCGCAAATCCACCTGAAGAATTAATACGACTCTCTTTACTACGAATATTAGACATACACAATCCAATTCCCGCGGCATCTGAAGAATATGTTGAAATGTCGTTTAATGTTTCCAACAATCCCTGTCTAGAATCACCATTGTTATAATGTAATACACAAGACGCCAATTGAGGTGTTTTTGTACCCGCATTAATCATAATAGGTGTCGCTGGTGATATTATCTGATTTGATAATGATTCGTAATATGATACAGCCTCTTCAAATGATTTTGTCACCCATAAAGCCACCCTCATATACATATGTTGTGGTCTTTCTATTACTTTACCTTGAGGTGTTTTTAACAAATACATTTCTTGTAATGACCTCCAAGCAAAATAGTCAAAATTGTAATCATTCTCGTGATTAATAACAGAATCAATATTTTCTGAACCATATTTTTCAATAGTCTCCATTAATTTATCATTTATCACACCATCAGTGTGTAATACACTCATTGTATTACAAAAACTTTCATCAGTCTCTTTATGGTAAGAAGAAATCGCCACAGAAGATGCTAAACGAGAATAATCGTGATGACTACCGGTGTAAGCCGCAGCAATCTCATAAACTAGTTTATCAAGTTCTTTAGTTGTAATAAAACCCTCTGTTGGTACAGAGGTTATTACTTTAATGAATATCTCATCAGAATTAACATTTAAACCTTTAGCCGCTCGTTTAACTCTATTGTATATTTTTTGGGGATTAAAGGAAACCTCTTCTCCCCCTCTTTTTTTAATCTTTAATGACATCATATTTTATTTAATTAGAAATCTTCGGTAAATGTTAATGATTCACCTAACTTAGCTTTTTGATATTCCATTGTTCTACTTTCAAAAAAGTTTCCTTTAGTCTCAATAGCAATTTGTTCCATAAATTTAAATGGTTGTTCTACATTAAAATGTTTTTTACAACCAAATTTAACCAATAAACCATCGGTAACAAATTCAAGGTATTGTTTCATTAGGTTTGAATTCATACCAATTAAAGATACAGGTAATGATTCAGTAATAAACTCTTTTTCAATCTCTAAAGCTGATAATAATATTTCTTTAATTCTTTTTTCACTTGGTTTACTCTCAATATGATTGTTTATCAAATGAATAGCAAAATCACAATGTAAATTTTCATCTTTAAAAATAAGAGTATTAGCATTACATAATCCTTGCATAATACCTCTTGATTTTAACCAAAAAATAGAACAGAACGACCCTGAAAAGAATATCCCTTCAACCGCAGCAAACGCAATTAATCTCTCTTGGAAAGAACTACTTTCTATCCATTTCAACGCCCAACTAGCCTTTTTCTGAACAGCCGGTAATCTATCAATAGCGTGAAAACATTCATCTTTTTCATCAGGGTCGGACACATAGGTATCAATCAATAATGAATACATTAATGAATGGATATTCTCCATCATAATTTGGAATCCGTAGAAAAACTTTGCTTCAGCATACTGAACTTCTTTTAAAAAGTTTTCCGCCAAATTTTCATTCACAATCCCATCTGACGCTGCGAAAAACGCCAATACATTTTTAATGAAATATCTTTCATTATCAGATAAATTTTCCCAATCTCTAATATCATTTGATAAATCTACTTCTTCTGCCGTCCAAAACGCAGCTTGATGTTGTTTATAGTATTCCCAAATATCATCATGTTCAATTGGGAATATGACAAATCTGTCATTATTTGGTTTTAATATTTTTTCCATTTTATTTAATTTTTTTGTTGTTCTTTTTGTTTTCTCTTATCTAACAAATCTTTAATTCGTTGTCTGTTTCTTTCTTCCGTTTGTTCTTCCAACCCTAAAAAGGTTACAGAACTTTCTGTATCAATCTCTAACATACCATTATCAAACTTACAATTTTCAAATACAACACCATCATCACCAATTCGTGATTTAGTAATCGCAATTGTTGCTAGTTTCATTTCTTTCTGTTGTAGTGATTTTGCCACCGAAATAATTACGTGTCCAACCTGAGCTTTCTTGATAGACCCACCCATTTGGTCAGTAGTTACAACATCTGATGAAATTGAACTTCTATTACCTTGTGTTGCTGTCCACCCAACCATATCCAATTCGTGACACATAGATTCAAACGCTCTCATTACAGAACCTTCTGATTTCCATTCATCACCTAAATTTCTATCAGGAACAACACAATCAATATAATCTAATAAAACCATATCAATTTTAACTCCCTCGGAAACCATTTTTCTAATTTGGTTTTTAATTTGCATCATTGTCATTGTGTCAGATGGGAGTTTTTTCAAGATAAGTTTATTACTCATCGAGTCTTTAACCTCATTTACTTTAAGAATAACCTCATCTTTTCTAGTGGATAATTCATCCGGATGAATTTTAGTCCATAATGTAATGTGTTTTCTTTGAATAATTTTTGGATTATCCTCGAAAAATATTTGTAATACATTGTATCCCAAGTTAAATGCGTGATTAGCAACTTTGGTTAATAATGTAGATTTCCCAACACCTGTTGGTGCCAAAATAACCCCAATTTCTCCTTTAGCTAAACCCCCTTTTAAGAGTCTATCTATACCCGGAATACCCATTGGTATCGGATGACGATAATCTTCATTTAAAACATCGTCCAAGTTGTGAAAAACATCTTCAGTACCCTTGTCTAACTCACCCACTTGAAGGGCTTTACTAACCAATTGTTCTAAAGTGTCGTAATTCTCAAATTCACCACCATCGATGATTTTTTGAGCTTTAACCATAACTTTTTGCAACTCTTGTTGTTTACAGAATTTCATAGATTTTTCCTGTACAAACTCTTCCCCTTCAGTTGGGGCTTCTTTCACTTTATTAAGTGTGTCAATAACTATTTTTGACGCTGTAGCCTGTTGTAGCTCAGATTTGGTGATTT